TATGATAAAAACTATGATCGTATATTTAAAAAAGATCCTTTGTTTAATAGACCAAAAACAGATTTTAAGAAAGATCCTCTTTTCTATAGAAATGAGTTTGAAGCAGCTAGAGCTAAAAGTAAAACTTTTTCAATGGAGCAAGATTAATGGATAAACAACATTTCTATAAAGATGTAACTAAAAAACAAGAGCCAACACTTGAAGAGTTAGATAAAAAATTTATTGAAAAAGCACGACAACAAAAATATGATAAAATAAATGAATTTTTTATGCCAAAATTGGGTACATCTAAAAGAAAAAGTAATAAATATAAAAAAAATATTTTCAATAAAGGTGGTTATGTATCTGTTCAAGATATGGAAAAAAATTTAGTTAAAACTTTATGAATACAGTACCAAGAAAAAAAGGTTATGTTCCAAATAAGTATACAGGGAGAAGTCTTATGTATCATGGTGGTAAGAAAAAAATGTATGGTGGTAGCATGATGATGCGTGAAAAAGAACGTATGATGCATGGTGGTATGTCGCGTGACAAAAAAGGTCATGGCGGACAAATGAAAGGTAGCTCCCCTAGTATTTATGCTATGGAAGATGCTTGCAATAAAATGGCTGGCTACAACATGAGCCTACCTAAAGGACGATGAAAGTTCAAGCTCCTGAAGGTTATCATTGGATGAAGTCTGGAAAGACTTTTAAGCTAATGAAAGACCCTAAAGATGGTTATAAAAAACACAGAGGCTCTAGCAAATCTGCTAACTTTGAAATACAAAAGGTTCATAAAAAATAATGGCAACTACTTTTCTAGAATTAACTAATGAGCTATTACGTGAGTTGAATGAAGTTGCTTTAACTTCTTCAACTTTTGCTAATGCTATTGGTGTGCAGCAACATGCTAAAGATCTTATTAATAGATCTTATTTAGATATTGTTAATGAAGAACCTCAGTGGCCTTTTTTATCTACTGGTGAAAGTGGCAGTACTGATCCTATGTATGGAAATGTTTATATTGAAACAGTAGCAGGAACTCGTTGGTATGAAATGAAACCTGCAAGTTCTTCTATTACTACTGACTATGGCTATATAGACTGGGATAATTTTTATCTAACTACTGTAGGAGTTAGTGGAGAGTCTGCACCTTATGAATCTAGAAATCTTAGATTTACAACTACAGAAGAATGGAAAGATTATTTTAGAATAACAGAAAATTTAGATGATGCAGATACGCAACAATATGGTGTACCTAGAAGAGTAATTAAAAGTCCTGATGGAAGAAAATTTGGTTTAAGCCCAATACCTGATAAAGTTTATCGTGTTTGGTTTTTTGCTTTTGATCTTCCTACACAGTTAGATGCTTTTGGAGATAATATAGTATTTGCTGATACATACAAACCAGTTCTTTTAGCTAGAGCTAGATATTATATGCATCAATTTAAAGAAAACTCACAAGCAGCAGCATTTGCTCTTGAAGATTATAAACGTAGCTTAAAACTAATGAAACTACATCTTATGGAACCTGCACCAGGAACTTTTAAAGATGATAGGATAAGGTTTATATAATGTCTCAACCTTGGGGTTACTCATGTAGAGGTGGTTTAAATGTCAATTTAAATCAACTAGAAATGCTTTCTCAGCCAGGATTAGCAACAATCCTCAAGAACTTTGAGGTAGATCCAGACGGTGGTTATAGGCGTGTAAGTGGTTTTACTGCTTTTGGAGATACCCGTCCTAATTCTGATAATGCTATATTAGGCATGGCTGTATATGCTGATGGCGTTATAGTATGTTCAGGAACTGGTATATTTTTTAGTATAGATGGTGAAGATACATGGCTTCAACTAAATAGAGCTAGTGTAGATGCTAGTGGAGATAATTATTCAACTTTTACAGGTCGTTCAGTAGCTGCTAGAACTTCACAAGGACGATGTACTTTTGCTATTTATGAGGGTACTTCTGACTATGGTGAAATTGTAATATGTGATGGAGTTAATGAACCTTTTTTGTTTCAAATGACAGGTACAGGAGGATTAACTTCTAGAACATTTTTTGCAAAAGAAATTACAGTAAGTGGTACTACCGGACCCGCTTTTGCTATTATACATGATAAACATTTAGTAGTAGCTGGAGCATCTACAGCAAAAAATACTATTTTTTACAGTGGCACTAATGATATTGATAGTTTTAGTAGTACTGGATCAGGCAGTATAGTAATTGAAGATGCTGTTGTTGGACTTGCTAGTTTCCGTAGTGATCTTATTATATTTTGTAAAAATAGTATACATAAATTAATTAATATAAATGATTCTAGTAACGTAGCTGTAGTTCCTATTACAACTAACGTAGGTTGTGTTAATGGAGGAAGTATACAGGAAGTAGGTGGTGATATTTTATTTCTTGCTCCTGATGGTATTCGTACTATTGCAGGTACATCACGCATTGGAGACGTAGAGTTAAGTTCAGTTAGTAGACAAATTCAAAAAATTATTTCTGATATATCTGCTGATTCAGCTTTTATAATTACAAGTGGTGTATTACGTAGTAAGTCACAATACAGATTATTTTATAGTAAAACAGGAGAAAGTCCATCTACTGCTAAAGGTATTATAGGTACTTTTACTTCTCAAGGTTTTGCTTGGTCAGAAACATTAGGTATTCAAGCATTAGGTTTTATTTCTGATCTAGATAAAGATGGAATAGAAAAAATTTATCATGGTGATAAAGACGGTTATATTTATAACCACGATACTGGTACTTCTTTTATTGAATCAGGATCAACAACAAACATAAATGCTACATATCAAACACCTGATTTTGACTTTGGTGATGTAGGCACACGTAAAACTCTTAAATATGCGCGAGTTTCTTTTAGTCCAGAAGGGTCTATAGAACCAAGTTTTAGAGTTAGATATGATTATGAAGATCCTGCAATACCCCAACCAGAACCTTTTGCAGTTAGTACCATTGCTCTTCCAGCAATATTTGGTACTTCTGCTTTTAATGCAGTTACATTTGGAGCTACTAGTGATCCTATGGAAAGAATTACATTAGAGGGTTCTGGAAATACTTGTAGTTTTAGAATTACAAGTAATGATAAAAAAGCAGCTTATGCTGTAAACGGTATTTATATAGATTATATGCCATCAGGCAGGAGATAATAAATGGCTCAAAATTATACAAGACAGAGTTCTATGGCTGATGGTGATACTATTACAGCAGCTTTATTTAATAATGAATATAATCAGCTAGTTAATGCTTTTGCATATTCTTCATCTAGTTCTTCTAGTACAGGTCATAGGCATGACGGTAATTCTGGACAAGGCGGTAATGTCCCACAAATTGGTGACTTAGACTTTCTTAATAAAGTTGTAGTAGATGGTACAAATAATAGAGTAGGTTTTTTTGTAGAAGTTTCTAGTAGTGCAGTAGAGCAAGTACGTGTACAAGACGGTGCTATTGTACCTGTTACAGATAATGATATTGATTTAGGAACTAGCTCATTAGAATTTAAAGATGGTTATTTTGATGGGACAGTATACGCAGATGCTATAAACTTTAACGGCACTGCTATTACAGCTACAGCCGCAGAACTAAACATTATGGATGGTGTAACCTCTACAGCATCAGAATTAAATATCCTGGATGGTGTAACAGCCACAGCAACAGAACTTAACTATAGTGACACTGGCTCTTCAGTAGGAACAGTAGTAGCAAGCAAAGTAGTTACAGTAGACTCTAATAAAGATGTATCTAGTTTTAGAAATATTACTCTTACAGGAGAACTAGATGCAGGATCTTTGGATGTATCAGGGGATATTGATGTAGATGGTACTGCAAACCTTGACGTTGTGGACATTGATGGTGCTACAAACTTTGGAGCAGACGTAACCTTTGCAGCAGGTGCAGACCTAATCACCGCAACAGCGGGTACAGACAACCTTCGTATTGGTGAAGATGCTGGCGACAGTATTACCTCTGACGGCGCATACAACATTACCATTGGTAAGGATGCTGGCACCGCGATTACAACGGGCGACCGTAATATTGCCATTGGCGTGGACGCGCTTAAAACAGAAGATGGAGATGGTAAAAACGTAGCTGTTGGTTATAAGGCGCTTGAAGATCAAAATGCTGGTGCTGATGGTCACAACGTAGCTATTGGCGACCTTGCTGCGCGAAATGTCACGACAGGAACTGAGAATGTAATTATTGGCGGTGGTGCAGCAACATCACTTACAACTGGTGGCCGTAATGTTGGTATAGGGCGAACATCGTTACAGTTAGATACTGTAGGAAGCCGCTCAACCGCTGTAGGGTATCAAACTCTTAGCTCACAAAACTACACTACCGCGACTAACAGTAATAACGTAGCGGTAGGCTATTCTGCTGGTGGGGCCGTCACAACAGGCATTGATAATACTTTATTGGGAGCCTATTCAGGGGATGCTCTAACTGACGCTGACTCTAATACAGTCGTTGGGAAATCTGCACTTGGATCAGATACTTTAGGGAGTAGGGCCACAGCGATGGGGCATGAGGCTCTTGTGGCTCAAAATTTTACGACCGCAACAAATAATTACAACGTAGCGGTTGGATATCAGGCTGGTCATGATATTAGCACTGGGATTCTCAACACCCTCATTGGCAGTCTTGCGGGAGATGTTCTCACTGCTGCTAACAATAATGTAGCCATCGGGTATAGCGCCTTAGGTTCAGACACAATGGGAAGTCGCGCAACTGCTGTGGGGTATGCGGCATTGGGTGTTCAAAATTTTACGACGGCAACTAATGGCTACAATGTAGGCGTGGGCACTAGTGCTGGCGGTGCTATAACAACAGGAATTAACAACACGATCGTTGGCGGTCTTGCAGGTGATGCCCTCACTGATGCAGATTACAACACCGCCGTGGGCATGGCCGCTCTAGGCGCTGATACTTTGGGTAGTCGATCAACCGCGCTGGGGTACTCCACGCTCAGTTCTCAAAATTTTACGACAGCTAATAGTAGTAACAACACAGCCGTAGGGTATGTTGCTGGCACCCAAATAACTACCGGACTTCACAATACCCTGGTGGGTGCTAATGCCGGTGATGCCCTCACAGATGCAGACTACAATACAGCCACAGGTTCGCTTGCCCTTGGTGCTGATACTTTAGGAAGCCGCAATGTAGCGGTAGGATACGGTACGCTTGCAAGCCAGAATTTTACGACCGCAACTGATGTTTACAATGTTGCAGTGGGAATGAATGCGGGTGTTTCAGTAACGACAGGGAAATTAAACACCCTCATTGGCGGTCTTTCAGGTGATTCCCTTACAGATGCGGATTACAACGTAGCGGTTGGTTCGCAAGCATTAAGCACAGATACGATGGGAAGCAGATCAACCGCGCTGGGGTACTATGCTCTTGGTACTCAAAATTTTACGACCGCCACGGATAGTAATAACACCGCTGTTGGATTTCAAACTGGCATACTGATTACTACGGGCATTAAGAACACCTTAGTTGGGGCTGATGTTGGCGATGCGGTTACAACAGGCGATTTTAATACTGCAATGGGCTACAACGCTTTAGGTGCAGAGACAGCAGGTACAAGGACTGTTGCGATTGGTGCTTCTGCTCTAGCAGCACAGAATGTTGGTGGAGGCACAACAACCTATAACACTGCCGTGGGTCATATTGCAGGTTTTGCAGTGACCTCAGGAATTTACAACACCCTCATCGGCGGTGCTGCAGGGGACGCTCTTACTGATGCGGACTTTAATACAGCCGTTGGTGTTTTTGCCTTAACTTCTGACACTATGGGAAGTCGTTCAACGGCCGTGGGGTATAACTCGCTTGGCGTTCAAAACAACACCACTGCAACTAATGCATACAACACTGCTATGGGTTATGACGCTGGTGGCGATATCACGACTGGTATTCAAAATACCTTAATGGGAAGTCTTTGCGCTAACAGCCTTACCGATGCAGATTTTAACGTAGCCATTGGAGTGTCAGCTTTAGCGTCTGACCATAATGGCAATCGTTCAGTTGCTGTAGGGTATCACGCATTGAATGCTCAGAATTTTACGACCTCGACCAATAGCAATAACACTGCTGTGGGGTATAACGCGGGTAAAGATGTTACCACCGGAACTGCCAATGTCTGCCTTGGCGCAAATGCTGGCGACGAAATGACAACTGGCTCTGATAACACAATTATTGGAGTAGCGGCTTGCGGCACTGGTATAGTCACAGGAGATAACAACACAATAATGGGCCGGAATGCTGCAGTTAGCCTTACTAGTGGCGCTAACAACTTACTTTTGGGGCACGATGCAGGAAGAACTGACTCACCCAGCGGTAATATTACAACTGCAAGTAATCAAGTTTGTTTAGGCGATGACAATATTACTGATCTGTTCTGTGCAGATACTTCAATTTCAAGTTCTGATGAACGTGACAAAACAGATTTTGCTGCATTAACGCTTGGCCTCGACTTTGTAAAAGCGTTAGAACCAGTGACCTACTACTGGGACAAGCGTAGCAAATACGGCGATAGTGATGCTGAAGATTATGACCTTAATGCTCAAACCCCTGACGGCACTCATAAAGAAGACAAAATGCACACAGGTTTTAAGGCACAAGCTGTTGTCGCTTTGGAAGAAGCTGCCGGACACAAGATGTCAGACAAGAAAAATATACTTAGCAATTTGACGAAAGATGGTAAGCGGTACGGCCTAAAGTATGAAAGGTTCGTTCCCATCCTTGTCAAAGCTATGCAAGAGCAAGACGCAATTATTCAATCACTCACTGCGCGAATTGCCGCGCTAGAATCATAGGAGGCATATCAATGTCAGATGAAGTTAGAACCGATGAAGAAAAGGCGCAGATGTATTCAGCGATGAAGGACGGCGCAAACGTTATTACCAGTGTGTTGGACGCAGACAATGAATATTTTAACGACATGACAAACGAAGAAAAAAAAGAAAAGGTCATGCGCTCTGCTGGCTACCTAGAGTTTGGGGTTGCCCTCAAAGACTGGGGTTCCGAAGACTTTACTGCTATCAATTCTGCTGTTGCAGCCGCAAAAGCGTATAGCGCATAAGGAAAAGCATGAACATTAATCTTGAAGAGAACGAGATCAACGCAATCTTAGCAATTCTTGGCGACTTGCCTAGCAAAAGCGGCACATGGCCTCTGATGATGAAAATCAAAGTGCAGGCCGATGCCCAGATAGCTGAGACTGAAGAAGAGGTTGTCGAGGAAAGCGAAGAATCTACCGTCGAAGCTATCAATGGCTGAGATTCAGTTTCAGATGCATCCGCTGCCGTCAGTGTACCTGATGGAGCTGGACATCCCGGCTGAGTTTGTTGAAGCGTGTAACGACTATCTCGATGAGTTGGTCGCACAGAAAGATAAAGTGAGCGCAGCGCATACGCTTGTTGGGCAGATCAAGCGAGGCGAACAGCTAGTAATGGATCACGAAGATTCAAGGCTGGCCCCGTTTTCTCGGTTTTTGTGCGACATTGGTGTGACCTACATCAACCAGTTTATGGCGCAATCTGGTCAGTTACTGAATGGCAACCGAAATGTCGAGATGGATGAGCTGTGGTCAGTGCATAGTTATGAAGGCGACTACAACCCGATCCACGATCACGGAACCAAAACGGTGATGGGCATAAGCTGTACGACATGGACGAGAGTGCCATCACAAATATTGCAGGGGCCGCGACCGGGATCGCAAGAGTATGGTTTGTATGACGCCTCTGGAGAATCCGATGGTTGCCTGTGTTTTAACTATGGACAGTCAAGCACATGGGATCGAGAGAGACTAAAACCTACACAGAATGTTGTAGTGAGGCCACAGGTGGGCAGGTTGTATATGTTCCCGAGCTGGATGCAGCATATGGTGTATCCGTTCCAGGGAGATGGTGAGAGGCGAACAGTCGCTGCCAACATCAATTGTTTTCCTGTCGAGGGACAGCAAGGCGGTCAAGATGAGTGATTCAGGACAAGAGGCGTTAACAGAAATTAGGGCGCATGAACGAGAGTGCGTTTTGCGCTACAAGGCTATCGAGAACAGTCTGGAACGTGGCTCTAAGCGATTCGATAAAATCGAACACATGCTATGGGGAATATACATTGCATTGTTTTTTACCGTGTTAGTTCCCCAAGCACTACAGTTTATGGAGTGACATATGGCTACTATTGATCCCGTGTCTCAACCTCCTGCTGTCGCATGGAAACAGGTGGCAAATAATAAAATTGAAGAACTAATTTCTGCATCCAGTGGGCAACCTGTCAAGAGGGTTACTGAGGTGCAAGAATCTACGTTGTATGAGTTGCGGGGTTCTAAGATCGAAGTCAGCAACATTGGATTGTCACAAAGCACCCATGACATTTATGTATGACACTTGCCTTTGCATTGATGGTGATGGTCGATGGCGTGCTAATCGTCGCCCGAGGCGATGAGCCGCTATTTGCATCTGTCAAAGTTTGTAACGATTACGCTAGAGAGGTAGCAGTACCCTACAAAAACAGAAAGAGTCAGGTAGAAATTACTGCGTGGTGTGAACCTCGCAAAGTTGCATCCGACACACCCTTGATCTGGAAGTAATTATGTTCGGGTTTGGAGAGTCAATTGCAGTTGTTACGGGTGTACTGACAACTCTGAAATCGTTGAATGAAACCCTTGCAACGATCCGAGAATCAGGGGCAAATGCGGGTAGTTTGGCTAATCTGTTGGGGCAATATGATGAAGTTCAACAAAAGATTCAGGAGGTAGAGAAGAGCAAAGCAGGTGTTTTATCCGTAAAAGAATCGATGCAAGTGCAAATTGCCAAGAGGCAGGCAGAGACATTTCACCAACAGTTGAAAGACGCGATGTTGATGTCGGGGCAAGCGCACCAATACAACGAGATCATTAAAAGGATTGAAGACAGTAAAATTGCTCACGAGCGTGCGGTTCGTGAACTAAAAGTTGCAAAAGCAAAACGCAGGAAACAAGTCAAAGAGTTTGCGCTTTACACATTTATCGCTTTTGTAACATGGTGTTTAGTGATGGCCGTAATCTACGTGTATATAAAACTATGAACGCTAAAAAACTAGAACCGAACAGTGATTACGCTGACTACGATGCTGATGGCGACGGCGTGGTGACTGATGACGAGTTAGAGACAAGCAAGGAACTCCAGAGCTTGCGCCTTCAGTTTGAGCGAGCCAATGCTCAGAAGACGATGGCATGGTTTAGTCTGTGGGGAATGTTGCTGTATCCCAGTTTAGTCGTTTGTTCAGCGTGGGTAGGACTGGAACAAGCAGCAGGAATCCTAGGGGACATGGCCTCTGTGTACTTTGTATCCGTAGCAGGTATTCTAGCTGCATTCTTTGGCGCACAGGCTTGGTCAAACAGGAATAGCAAATGAGCATTGTCAATGCACTGATAGGTCCGGTATCTGGACTGCTTGATAAGTTCATCGAGGACAAAGATCAAAAGAATGCCCTAGCCCATGAGATCGCTACAATGTCGGAGCGACATGCTCACGAAGCATTAAAGGGACAGTTGGAAATCAACAAGGTCGAGGCTGCTCACAAGAGTCTGTTTGTAGCTGGATGGCGACCCGCTATCGGGTGGGTGTGTATGCTTGGATTGCTCTATAACACGATCATTGCCAATGTCCTTTCTATATGGGTCGAGGTTCCAGAAGTAGACACAACGCTGCTAGTGCCCGTGATGATGGGCATGTTGGGTCTTGGAGCGATGCGCTCATACGAGAAGGTCAATCATGTATCGAGAGAGAAATGAGTAAACTCATCGAAATGCTAAGACAGCATGAGGGCGTGCGCTACAAGGTGTACATGTGCTCTGAGGGCTATGAGACGATTGGCGTTGGTCGAAACATATCCGAAGGTGGGCTTGGCCTGTCAAAAGATGAGGTCGATTTTCTTTTGATTAACGACATTGAGCGCGTGCAAAACGAGTTAGGCAGAAGCTTCCCTTGGTTTTCGGATCTTGATGAAGCTCGACGTGACGCGATGATAGACATTGCATTCAACCTGGGATTGACCAGACTGCGTAGTTTCGTAAACGCCCTAGAGGCGATGGCGCACGGCCAATATGACGTTGCTGCTAATGAGTTCATGGATAGCCGATGGAGCCAACAGGTTGGTAACCGAGCCGTTGAAGTCACTGAAATGATCCGTACAGGCGAGTATCAGTAATGCCTCTACAAAAGTTTATTTTCAACCCAGGAATCAACAAAGAAGGCACGGACTATAGTGCCGAAGGCGGTTGGTTTGATGGAAATCTGGTGCGCTTCCGCAAAGGGTTTCCAGAAAAAATAGGTGGCTGGCAAAAATACATACAATCTTCTTATGAGGGGACAGGTAGAAAGCTTCATGGGTGGGTTAACCTAGAAGGAACCAAGCTTCTAGGGTTAGGGACTAGGTTTAAGTTATACATTCAGGAAGGCACCACCTATAACGATGTGACACCTATCAGGTCAACAACCAGTGCTGGGGATGTTACGTTTGCAGC